TTACAGGAGCAGTAGGCACTGTAATTGATTTAAACTTATCAACAACTTTTCCGGCTAACCCTTCTTATCCTGGGTTTTCAGGAGGAACAGGTTATACTACGGCAACAAACTTAGCAACAACAGTTACTAGTTTGGTTCATAAGTCACCAGCTCAACAACCAACAGGTTTAACAGTAAATATAACAGCTGTAGCAGGTGTTGTAACAGCAATAACAATTGGAAACGCGGCAGGAAATAATTATTCTGTAGGAGACATATGCACTGTGCAACAAGCTGGAAGTGGACTAAACTGTACTTTTGCAATTGGAAGTGTTAAAACACTTTTACCAAACTTTACAGACCATGGTGTTACTTTTACGGATATTCCAGTAGGAACAATATTACCAATTGATATTGACTACGTTTCAAACGCGTCTAGTGCCTCTCTTATGGTAGCGTTAAAATAATAATAAACAAGTGACTATATAAATATAATCAAATCTAATAAATTAAAATTATGAGTAAAGTAACAAAAATTACAGAGGAGCAGTTAAAAACAATCAAAGATCAACAAGCTAAATTGCAAGCAGCATTTATCGATATTGGTTTTATTGAAAGTAAAAAGCATGAAGCATTACACATTCAAGTGCAAGCAGCAGAGGCTTTAGAAGCAACCAAGAAAGAGCTAGAAGAAGAGTATGGTCAAGTTAATATTGACTTGTCTGATGGTAGTTATACTGTTGTTGAAAAAGAAGAAGCTCAACCTGTTATGGAAAAAGCTTAATGAGCTCTATTGTAAGAAAGATCAGTATAGGTTCTGACTATAAAAACGATGCCATGCACTACGCTGTTGGGCAGAACGTTTATGGCGGACATACTATTACAGCTATACTACACGATCAAGAATCAAACTCTTACAGTATATACATTAAAAAAGAAGATGAGGTAATGCCATGGAAGAAATTTAATTCTAACATGGCAATATCTGTTGAATACGATTTAGAGTATTAATGAAGAGCTTGTACGACTTCATCATCAAACCTCTTGGTGATAGATATGAAAACGAGATAAAGATTGGTGACAAGACTTTAGTTTTAAATACTAAAATAGAAAGTTTTAAATCTGTTAATAACTTAGCGGTTGTAGTAGAAACACCAAAAGCTTTTAAAACAAGTATAAAAAAAGGAGATATAGTATTAATACATCATAATGTTTTTAGAGTATTCTATGATATGAAGGGTGTGAAAAAGAATAGTAGATCATATTTTAAAGATGATTTATATTTCTGTGCTATTGATCAAATATATTTGTATAAGAATACAGGGGATTGGATCTCATTTGGTGACAGATGTTTTGTAATGCCTCTAAAAAACGAAGACATTCTAACGAACGATAAAGAGCAAAAGCTTATTGGTATACTAAAGTATGGTAATAAGTCCTTAAAAGCACTTAATATTAACCCAGGAGATGTAGTAGGCTTTACGCCTAATAGCGAATGGGATTTTATCGTTGATGAACAAAGAGTTTTCTGTATGAAATCTAATGATATTGTAATCAAATATGAACACCAAGGAAACCAAACAGAGTATAATCCTAGCTGGGCACATCGCGATAGCTGAATTAGTTAAAGTGGCAAAAGAACTTATTGTAGATTCAGACGATGATCTTACTGCTGATAAACTTAAAAATGCTGCAGCTACAAAAAAGCTAGCAATATTCGATGCTTTTGAAATACTTAAACGTATTGATGAAGAAGACAATATTCTTAACGAGAGACCTAATAAAGTGAAAGAAGAAAAAGCTTTTAAAGGATTCGCTGAAGGTAGATCTAAATAATGTACGAGCAAAGTTTATACAAAATTTTACCTGACTACGTAAAAACCAAAATATTAAACAAAAATAATAAGTTTAAGAAATGGAAATATGGTTATGACGAAGAGCATGACATGGTAGTTATAAGTAAGACTGGGGAAATTGGAGAAATATACGAGATACAAAATCTAGTAATAGCCTTGCCGAAAGCTACTGATGTAGCTAAAATGGATGGCGATAAGTGGAGGGCAGCGGAATACCCTAAAGAATTAAAGAATATTAAAACTGTTTTTGATTGGAAGAATTACTCAGAACAGTTTAAAGAAAAATGGTATGACTATATTGAGGAAGAATTTCAAAGGCGTGAAAAAGGTTACTGGTTTTTTAACAAAGATAAGCCTACTTATATTACTGGTACTCAGTACATGTACTTGCAGTGGTCCAAGATTGATGTTGGGAAGCCAGATTTTAGAGAATCAAATAGATTATTCTACTTATTCTGGGAGGCTTGTAAAGCAGACAGACGATGTTATGGTATGTCATATCTCAAGAATAGACGTAGCGGCTTTTCATTCATGGCGTCTGGGGAGGCGGTTAACATGGCCACTATATCAAGCGATTCACGGTTTGGGATATTGTCCAAATCTGGAGCCGATGCGAAAAAAATGTTCACAGATAAGGTTGTACCCATCAGTGTTAACTTACCGTTTTTCTTCAAACCGATACAGGACGGAATGGACAGGCCGAAAACGGAGCTTGCGTACAGGGTACCCGCATCGAAACTTACCCGTAGAGGACTCGATTCAAAAGTTCAACCTGAAACGCTCACAGGTCTTGACACCACGATCGACTGGAAAAACACAGGCGATAATGCCTACGATGGGGAGAAACTTAAACTCCTCGTCCATGATGAGAGCGGGAAATGGGAAAGGCCGAACAACATCCTCAACAACTGGAGGGTTACGAAAACAACGTTAAGATTAGGTTCTAGAATTATAGGAAAGTGTATGATGGGCTCAACCTCAAACGCTTTAGATAAAGGTGGTGAAAATTTTAAAAAATTATACAATGGATCAGACGTTACAAAGAGAAACCGCAACGGGCAGACTAGCTCAGGATTATATTCTTTGTTCATTCCTATGGAATGGAACTACGAAGGCTACATTGATTCTTATGGATTTCCTGTATTCGATACACCCAAAAAAGAAGTTTTAGATGTATTCAATGACCCAATAACATTGGGTGTTATAGAGTTTTGGAAAAACGAAGTAGAAGGATTAAAAGATGATCAAGACGGGTTAAATGAATTTTATAGACAATTTCCAAGAACTGAAGAACACGCATTCAGAGACGAAGCAAAACAGTCTTTATTTAACCTAACAAAAATATACGAACAAATAGATTACAATGTAGATCTTAGAAATACATCTATAATTACTACAGGTAGTTTTCAATGGGAAAATGCAGTACCAGATTCAAAGGTTATATTTGTACCAAATAAAGATGGTAGATTTAAAATATCTTGGGTTCCACCTGTTAATCTTCAAAACTGTGTAATATTAAAAAATGGAAGCAAGCACCCGGGCAATGAACACATGGGGGCGTTCGGTTGTGATAGCTATGATATATCGGGTACGGTTGATGGTAGAGGTTCTAATGGGGCTTTAGCTGGTCTGACAAAATACAGTATGGAAGATGCTCCACCTAATCAATTCTTTTTAGAATATATAGCTAGACCTCAAACTGCTGAGATATTTTTTGAAGACGTATTGATGGCATGTGTATTTTATGGTATGCCTATACTTTGTGAAAATAATAAGCCTAGATTATTGTATCATTTTAAAAGAAGAGGTTATAGAGGATTTTCAATGAATAGACCGGATAAGGTTTGGAATAAATTGTCAGTAACGGAAAGAGACATAGGTGGAATACCTAACTCTAGTCAAGATATTATACAGGCACACGCGGCGGCTATAGAAACTTACATAAATACTTATGTTGGCAAAACAGAGCAAGGGTATGGAGACATGTACTTTCAAAGAACATTAGAAGATTGGGCCAGATTCAACATAAACAAAAGAACAAATCATGATGCGTCTATAAGTTCTGGTCTAGCTTTAATGGCTTGTAATAAAAATAGATATGTACCATCTGCTGTAAAAGAATATAAAAGTATAGACTTAGGTATAAAGAGATATGACAATAAAGGAGCCGTATCAAAAATAATAAAATAAATGAATATACAAACAAATACTAATAGTGCATTCCCCAGTCAAGTTGTTAGCGATGCAGAAAAAGCTAGTTTAGAATATGGCGTGCAAGTTTCTAGAGCTATAGAGCAAGAATGGTTTGGCCAAGGAAGAACTAGTGGTAATAGATATTTAGCTAATTGGAATAATTTTCACAACCTAAGACTTTATGCAAGAGGAGAGCAATCAACTCAAAAATATAAAGATGAATTATCTATAAACGGAGATT